TGAAGGCCCTTAAAAAAAGGCTGGTTCGAAATAACAAAAAAAATGCAAACCAAAGCCCCACTAATGACCTAAACCCCGCAATAAACTTATTGTACTGCACATTAAAAAACAAAAATAAGCGAAAGGACAGGTCAACATTAGAAGCCGAGGATGAACAAGCCTCGGCTTTTTTGCGTCATGCGCTTGGCATGGACAACAACGCGAATCAAAGGTAGGAACAACACAAGGTCAAATAGTCCATGTCAAAGAACTCCTGGAGCACGCTACAGCCCCTTAGAGGGTATCCTGCGCTGGGGAATGGGGGGGAAAGCCGCGGGGAGAAAGTCTAAGCGGCGCTCTCCCTCCCAAGGAAGGGCAAATACGACTGGCTACGACGAAATCCATGCTGAACACGAACCGTAGCCTGGGGAACTGTGGTAGGACTGGAGAAAAGGCACTCCCTCCTATCCGGCATCTGCCAGCGTGAATGCTATATAATCTTCTGGCGGGGGTGAATTTTGTGGGTAAAAAACAAGAGCGTCTGACACCGAAAGCCAAACGAACCGTAATTTATACCCGCTTTAGCTCTAAAAACCAGAAAAATCAGAGCATTGATATACAACTCAATGCGTGCAGGGCTTACGCAAAGCAGCACGGATATGAAATAGTCGGTGAATATTGCGATTTTGCTAAAACAGGGCGACATTCGAATCGCGAAGAACTCCAAAGGCTAATCGCGGACAGCAGCAAAGGGTTGTTCTCTGTTGTTCTGGTTCACAAGATAGACCGATGGTTTAGAAATCAACGCGAGAGCCTTAACTGCATCGAAACGCTTAAAGGCAATGGCGTAGCGTTCTACAGCGTGACCGAAGGCGCGGCCAACACTCCTCATGAAAAACTTGTCGCCAATATGATGGGAGCCCTTGCGGAACACGAAAGCGATGTCATTTCGAGCAGGATAAAAGGCGGACAAAAGGAAACCTCATCAAAGGGCTTGTATATGGGTGGCACGCCGCCGCTTGGATACACTGTTGACCCGATGACCCGTAAATATGTGATCGACGAAAAAGAAGCCGCCATTGTGAGGAAAATATTCGACATGTATGTAGGCGGTACTGGATACACTGATATTCTGAAATATCTGAACTCGATGGGCTTCCGAACCAAAAGAGGTAACGCGTATGGGAGCAATAGCCTCCATGACCTGCTGAAAAATGAAAAATATGTTGGCAGGTACATCTATGGAGTGAGGGAAGACACGATAGTCAACGGCAAGCGGCATATCGTTAAAAGGCCGCCGGAGGAATGGACAATCATCGAAGGCGGAATACCGCAAATAATTGATGCTGACATATTTGACCGCGTACAGGCAAAATTGGCGAGAAACAAAAGAGCCGCCGGACGGTACAAAGCAAAGGAAGTCTACCTGTTGTCCGGCGTCATCCGTTGCGGCGTGTGCCGTTCCCCAATGCACGTAAATTCACGACCAGATGGGTACTCATCTTACGATTGTAGCAAAAATAATAACAAAGCCGATTGCACAAACAGGGGAATCAGAAGGGACGACCTGGATAACTATGTCGTTGACGAATTGTACGACAAGCTGTTTTCGACAACCTCGGTGAAAGAATTGGCCGCCTTGCTGAACGAACACAACGAAAACATGTCCTCGGAGGCTACGGAAGAAATAGAACTTGCACGGCGGGAGCTAAGGTCAGTTAAGAAACAAATAAACAGGCTCTTGGATTTTGTGGTCAGCGGCGGCGTGAAAGAGAGTACCGCAAAGGCTAAAATGGACGACTTGGAGCAGAAAAAGCGTTATGCCAGAAGACATCTAAGAAAGATGAAAGAGCAAAACGCAATCGTCCGAATAACAGAAGATGAGGTACTTGACTTGGTAGTGGAGTCAAAAAAACTCCTGAAAGCCAAAGACGACAGCCATGCCGTAGAACGACGAAATTTCATAAAAAGTTATGTAAAAAAAGTAATCGTCTTTGAAGATAAAATCAAAGTAATTTTCAAAATAAATGAGCCTGACGTTCCCCAAAGGGCTCTGCAATAAAGAATCCAACAGCAAAAAAACTACGGGCGGATTATGGGCGAATTAAAAAATATCTTCGCCCGTTAAACAACATTGAAAATACTAATACAAAACATAAGTTACGGGCGAAACGGGCGGATACGCGGAAAACGTATTAACGAAAATTTGAAACACATATTATCACTCTGATACATAAAATCTAATAGATAGGAGTGATAGTAATGGCTAAGAAGATTATAGCACCGGAAAACACCGCCATAATCTATGCGCGATATTCCAGTGCGAACCAGAGGGAAGAATCTATCGAGGCACAAGTACGGGCATGTCACGAATACGCGCAACGCAATAGCCTGAAAGTGATTGAAATATATGCGGATTCGGCAAAGACAGGAACCAACGCTGAACGTGAACACTTCCTGCGTATGATTGACGACAGCGGCAAGGGGAAATTTCTTTATGTGATAGTCCATAAGCTGGATAGATTCAGCAGGGACAGATACGACAGCATCACATTTAAGAGGAAGCTGAAAATCAACGGCGTGGTATTACGTTCGGCACTCGAAAATCTTGATGGCTCTCCTGAAAGCCAAATCTTGGAATCCCTGTTGGAAGGCATGGCTGCCTACTATTCCCAAAACTTATCGAGGGAATGTCTGAAAGGGCAGCTAGAGAACGGGTATAAGTGCGTCCACAACGGCGGTATTCCCCCGCTTGGCTATGACTGGGACAAGGAGAGCAAGAAGTACGTCATAAACGCAGAGGAAGCCGATACCGTACGCTATATCTTCTCGAAATACGTTGAGGGCATAGGATATGGCACGATAATAGCTGAATTGAACAGTATGGGGCGGCGCTCCAAGAGAGGGAGAATATTCGGCAAAAATAGTCTCTATGACTTGCTGAAAAATCCCAAATATACAGGCGTCTATACATTCAATCTCAGAGTCGATAAAGATGTTGCCGGAACGCGCAACCCTCAATTCAAGCCCAGAGATGAATGGATATATATTGAGGGTGGTATGCCTGTCATCGTGGACAAAGAAACATTCGATAAGGTGCAAGCTAGGCTTGCCTACAACAAGAAGAACGCCGGGCATTTCAAGGCCAAACGGGTGTATATGGGCGGTTTGCTGAAATGTGGTGAATGTGGTTCGCCCATGTGGGGTAATAGTCATGCAGACGGAAGGCGTGGCTTGGAATACCTGAATTATGACTGTTCCGGGAAGGTGTATAAGAAAAACTGTCGTAATCGTGGAGTGAGAAAAGAAAGTATCGAAAACTACGTGCTTGACGAACTACAAGACAAGCTCTTTTCCGAAAACTCCATAAAGAAACTGGCTTCCAGGTTAAGCGCATACGGCACAAAAATGAAAGCCGAATCCCAAACGGAACTTGACGAGGCAATGGGTGAACTTGATGAGATAAAAACCAAAATGGACAAAATAATCCAGTTGGTTGCCGACAGTGGAATATCCATAGATTCTGTTAAAGGCGAACTGAAACGCCTCGAAGAACGCAAGTTGACGGTCAAAAACTACATCCAGGAGGTAAGTAAGGAAAGCGACATTGCCGCAATCTCTGAGGAAATACTAATCGGGCAGATAAACAAATCCAAAGAATTTGTCGAGGTTCGTAATATCTCTGAGTGTCGCGGCATAATCGGCAACTATGTAGAAGGCGTTACTATCTATCAGGATAAGGTCGCAATAAAATTCAAAATAGCTGTTCCTGATGAAAATAATAATGCCTTAAATCCCCTGGTAGTTGAATATGACCTCGAAGAAATGAAAGCGAGGTACAAAAAAGCGGTGTAGGATGTGGTGTGAAAAAACCTTGAAAGGACTAAGCGAAAAATATTCCGTGGTAATCTTGCGAAGAGCTTGACCTCCACTCGGAATATCCACGAGGTACGAACAAGAGGCGATTGCTCCTTGTGGCATTGGATGTGTGCGATAGAGGAGGTTAGCGATAATACCGAATCCGTGGGTTCTCTACGTGGTGCTAGTTGTACGCAAAGATTAACCACGGGTATAGTTAAGTCGTAGATTCGCACGTCGTGGCTTCTGCTCCACCAAAATTTAAAACGGCTTAATTATTAATTAGGTCGAATAATAATGAAGGGCGTTCTCTAGCTTGGGGAACGCTCTTTATTTATTTCCGGCCTATCTCATTCCATCTGTTGCAATTTCTTCCATGCGTAATATTCTCTATCGGGAAAAATCTCTTAAAGAAAGTGCCCGCAATCTGCGCATCTACCCTGAGAACCCTCTAACTATAGTGATGCCTACCATATTT